ACCTCCAGGGTCCTTTGTCGCTATCTGATTCGAGATCAGATGCCCGCGACACGTCCACAGACTCGTTCTGTTTGTGCCCGCTGTCCAGCAGCAGGGTCACTTGAACAAGCCCTGACAAGAGCAGTCGAAATCGTCTACTTGGAGTTTAAGATCCAAGGCGATGTCCCCCGTCCAAAGGGGTTCGACTGCGCTACAATCAGGAAGTGGTGGGATGGAGAGAAGGCATCCATTTTGTCTCTCGTGAGTGGTACACGTAGGCGCTTTCGAGCCGCCTCCGTTCTTAAGAGTTGTTCGCGACTCTTTGACGCGCCGTGTACGCCTTGCGACAAACGGGCTGCTAACGTCGCCAGAACTAGTTGGTGTCATGTCATAGGCACTGACAGGAGTTCTGGCATTAGTCAACCTACTCGTTGGTCTAATAGTCCGTTAGATACGTTGAAAGAAGCTGTTCGTGAGCTTCTTGGATCTAACTGGGCAAGACGTATAAGGAGAGGCGAGGCGATTCCCGATCAACAGGGATGCCTCGAAAACACAAGGATGACCGGTGGAACATTCGGAGTTGGGTATGAGGAGGGCTCTCTGAGCCCCGCCAACTATGTTCGCGTCGGTTGTGCGAAGACAAAGGGAAAAGTTCGTGTCGTGACCATGCAGGGCGCTCGCACCAAGCGTGTCTTGGGACCTGTTCACGATGTCCTTTATAGTTCACTTGCCCGATACGGGTGGCTTGTGAAAGGAGAACTTTTAAAATCGCACATTCTTCCCGTCGTTTCCGACAAACGCAAGGGGGAGGTCTATATCTCAGGCGACTACCAGTCTGCCACCGATAATATACACCTCCCCGCGGTTCTTGCGATTGTCGACGTTCTTTGTGAATCGGTTCACTTGAGCGAAGACGAGAAGACAACCTTGCGGACCAGTTTTACTGATTTGAAAAGAATCAGTCGAGCCGGTAATGTCGTTGGGTCGATCCTCCAGGGATCGATGATGGGGAATCTCTGCAGTTTCCCCATTCTTTGCTTGCTTAATAAAGCTTGTCACGACATTGCCCGGGACTACAAAACTGGCCGAAAAAGGGGAGTTCGGGACCGTAAGGTCCGGATTAACGGGGACGACATCGTCTTTTGTGGCGATGTCGAGTTTTTCAACTTGTTCGTCGAGGTGACCAGTCACTTCGGTTTAGTTGTAAACAAGGAGAAGACAGGGTTATCAAATAGGTTCTTAGAGTTAAATTCAAGGGCCTATGATACGAAGGTTAACCGCTTTGTTGGTAAACCTGTCCTCTCCTTCCTCCGCAAATCGGACTGTGCGGGCGACATGTTATCGGATGTCGTTAAAGGTTGTGCTACATTGAGTCGCCGCGTATTCTGGTACGTCCTCAATGTAGTTTGCCGACGTGAGATTTCTTTTCGAGAGATCTCGCCCGGTACAATCCCGAAGTGGGTCATGACAGGGCTCTTGAAGAAACCTTGGTTTCGTAGAGCTATCGCGAGAGGACCTCTGCCTACTCGCGTTACGGGTGTGGACCGTTGTTACCCTACAACGGTCGGCCCTGTCCCTGACCCACGAGTCTGGCGAAAGCTGGATTTATGCGAGAAGGTTAACTCTAGGTTCTTTGTCAAAACCTGGATTGGCCTCAAGGTAGCCCCTCGCAAAGAAGTTCTTAACCGAAAAGAAGAGCGTGCTTGGCACGCTTCTTTGAGGAATAGTGACGCTAAGACACAGATCAAGGTTACAGATCCTGTGTGGCGTTGGCTATGGCCCTCAAAGCTTCTTTCCTTCGTTAAGTTGCATCATCCTTGGTGCATTCGCAAGACTTACGAAGATGAGTGGTTAGACGAACACCCGCGTCTAACCACGAAGAGAAGTTTCGTCTTCTCCCGGAGCACTCCTTTTGCTTCGGTCCCCACTCCACTCTCTTTGATGGAAGGAGTGAACCTTTCAGGGTTCATCCTTGCGCCAAATGGGAATGTTTGAGTGCTGCCTCAGCGGAGTTAGGTGGGAGGTGAGACGTCGCGTTTAGTTATGAGGGGACGGCGCCCCTTCTGCTATTGGGAGCTAGCAGCAGCGATTGACCGGATTTGGGAATTGTTATCCCTTTCTTATTTGTAAGACGCAGAATCCATGCGTGTGGAGTGGTAAACGGTGGTGTGGGGATTGTTGCTAAGAACGCTTCCCCCGGCCCTTGTGGCAAAGCATCCGCTGGGTTCCAGTAACTAGTCCGGCTATACTGGCAGCGTATATGCGCACATAAAGTACCGCACTCCTGAAGAAGTTCTGGTGGTAATGGTCCAGAACCAGAAAAGAAAGTAAGAGACGCAAGGAAATTTGAAGGAAAGTTGGCTGGCTTAAAATCACCAGCGAAAACGTGGCGTCGAGCCAACGATGAGAAACCACCACTCTCGTTCTACTGGAAGCAAGTTCCAGAGTTAACGGTACGCCGTGGGTATGACTATGCACTCCA